GTTTTGGAATCACAAGTGATGGTTTCTTGCTCTGAAGCGAAAAGAGGCCCACTGGCTAAGAGTGCAACCGTGAGCATCAGCGATTTTAATTGCATGGGAGAGATTCATTATTAACAACAGGGGATATTATTGTATTAATAATGCATGGCTTATATCACCTCAACATATAACATAGTCACCACAAATTAATTAATACTTGAATGAAACTCAAACTAAACGCCACTTTTAATTACACAATAAACATTAATAAACCATTTATTGTGTTATTTAATGATTAGAGTTAAATTACATTTTAACGATAAAATAGAGCCACAAATATTCCTATTACCTAAAAGAATGTATTTATTTCTTTCTATTATTAATTCTCCTCAATTTAATTTACTAATGAGCCTGTGTTTTTATCTCAATACATTATTTAATTAGGATATATTTCATTAGCACTATCAAATATTAGTTAGCCCAGTTTTAACAGATAGAATATTCCCCTGCAGAACTCCCAACGTCAACTGTGACCTGAGCATTTTGCGTGATTTCGTCTATCACCGCGTGGGCAATCGCTTCGGCCATCGCGGCGCTTTTCGCGTGTGGGCCATTGGTCTCAAACCCTCTCGCTTGTAACTCTTTAACGAGTTTATCTGTCAGTGATGTTTTATCTAATGCCATTATTTACCTGCCTTAACTGTTGAAGATAAATCAGAGTGAGGTTTGCCCGTGTACGCGCAAATACAATCGCCTTGCACTACACCTTTGCCCCCATTCATGGTGATAAGGTCAGCACTAAAGCGCATGTTCTTAGCACTGGCTTCGATGTCTTTTTCAACCTTTATCACCTGATTTCCAAGCACCGTCAGTTTGTCATCCAAGCCAACCACCACATCACGTAACTGGCCAATCACTTGCGCCCATTCTCCACCACTAGCTAAATGCATGCTTTCTAATGTGGCGAGGTTCATGGTATCTCCTGCCAAAACATCAATGGCCCCCATCGCCTCAATGCGCTTTTGTCCCCCAATAAACTCTTGGCTGTGTTCCACCGTGCAAAGCTCATGCAAACCAAATTCACTGGTGTGCTGCTCGGCTCGCTCTGTGGTTTGAAACGCCTCGATTAAACGCGTTTGGTCTGTACTTTGGCGGTGATGCCCTGCGGCATCCGTATGCCAATACACTTCATGGCGTTGCTGCGTCCTTTGCTCACCAGGGGCGAGACTCGGCAGCGGCCACCCATCACCTAACACGGTTCGAATAAAAGGTTTATCACTGCAGCCATAAGCAAACGCAATTTCAACAATGCTGCCCTCGGTTGGCATCGCCAATTGACCTTGCTCTGGCCCACCAATCCCCGTTGGCAAAGGGACCGCTTTATAGAGCGGCACCAAAGCATCATCACGGCCATGCTGGTCTAAAAGCTGAACATCCACCGCGTAACGGGGACGAAAAGGGTGATTTTCTTGGCCTGCTTGGCTTTGGTCTGTGATGGCCACCACTCGCGCCAATTTGGGCAGATGATGGCCTGCGGCCAATTCAGGAAACAAATAATGCATTTTGCGCTTTTCACTGCTTGGCCCTTGCGCCCAGTACAGCGTCATGTTGCCCTGCTGCAAATGCACTTGAGTGATGCGTTTGTCATTGAGAACCACACCTGGACGTACCGAAGGCATCACCGCTAAGGTCATGCTCTCCCCATTTTTTGCGCGCTTGGCCAAAGCCGGATCGATGGTAATCGGCCTTGAGTGCCAGCGACTTTCTGTAAACTCGCCTAAATAGATTTGACCATCGGATTGCTGAAACCACACAAAGTCTTCAAGCTGAAACGCTCGGCCAATATGGCTCAGTAATTGGTAACCACTGCCTTGAGAGGTAAAGTTTGCGATGCGTTCATACACATAATCTTGCTCTGGTAACACAAAATCTAAGCCGGTATCAAAACTAAGCTGCTCAATGATTTCACTGATGGTCGCATGTTGAATGCTGACAGGCCACCTTGACGCCAACAGTCCCGCGCGTTCTCTGGCAATAAACCGAGTAAACCCATTTTGTGCTGGCTGAGCTTTACTCACGTAACCATCAAAGTAACGCACCAATTCCGCTTCATAGCCGATATCAAACAGCACCAAGTCATTAGGTTTAACTTCGCCTTTCACCACAAAGGTCGCTCGACCTCCGGCGCACAGTTCAAGAATGACCTGTGCATCCACTAACACTTGAGGCTCACCGTTGATGGTCAATCGTTGGTTTAATTTCATTGCAGTTCCCGCTCCTGTTGCTTTAAAGCTTGCTCAAATCGCGTGGTCGTCTCTGAGGCTTGGTTATTATCAATCGCGGCATGGGCTTTAGGCTTCACGGGCTTGGTGCTGTCATTACTTTGTACACTGGCCTCTTTGGCTTTTTCTTGCTCGCGCTGCTCTTTTACTTCCGAAACCGATAAATGCTCTCTAAGTTGGAAGCTCACTTTCCACGACATCAATCGCTCTTGTTCATCGGCGGTCACACGCCCTACAAAGCGCACTTGGCGTATGGTCATGCTCTTGGCCAGCTCGTTCCCTATCCGATAAATTTTGCGTTTGCCGCCTTCTTTTTGTCTCGATAGCACCATCAAACGCTTGAGGGTTTTGGCTTCTTTAAACGGGATCAGGCCCGTCACCGACAGCACAATGCCTTTATCCCCTTGCTCACTGCCATCCGTGCCGGAGGTTTGGCCGCTCATGTCTTCTTCTTTGAGTTCCATCGACAAATCCAAACGCGGTGCATTAAGCGGGATGATTTCCGCATCTAAGGCAATTTGGGTCATGCTAATACCTCCATCAAATAGTTAAGAGGATGCACACTTAAAAACAGCACCGCAAAGGTATAAGGCCCTGTGATGCTCGGCAGGGTCGACTGCTCGAGTACTGTTGCAAGCACCCCCGCTTCACCTTGATAGAACAATCGGTGTAATGAGCCGCCAGCAAAGGTGGGCATCGCTTGTAACTGCTGCAGATGTTGCTCGCGCTTTTGGGCCAGCGCCGCCAATTTATCCACGGGCGTGGCTTGCCCTTGAGATAAGGATTCAAGTTGGGCTAACTGGCCGCTGACCTGACGGCGCGTTACTCGCCATGGTGTCACGTTTAAATCAGCGCGGGGCAACAAGCGCGGCTGAATGATGGTCGGTGGCTGAGTCAAATTATCGGCTTGCTGGGTTTGTTCCCAGCTTGCTCGGCGGCTCACCATGCCTAATTCGGGTAATCCGGTTTGCGCATAGGCACGACGCGTGGCACTGGCGAACGCGGCTAAATTGGCTTCACTGAGCATCCAAGCCAATCCATATAAAGTGCCTTTGGGGTGATGCCCATCGTGGGTATCTCGTAATTTTTTTGCCAAAACGTGTATTGCCGTTCGCGCCGTCAAATGATGCTCACGACCATGTTTACTGCCAACGTCTTGCTGATATGGATGCACGCACAAGGCTTGCCCTTTGGCCATCACTCTATCTAGCTCTGCTCTTAGCCCCTCATGTTGCTGGGCTTGGGCACTGAGTTTTGGCGGTGTAAACGTCACCTTAGAGCCAAGGGCACTCAAACGGGCTAACGCTTGGTTTTGCTCGGCAGGGATTTGCTGGGTCACCGACTGCACAGCGTCATTAATGGCTTGCGTGCAAGGCGGTAAGCGCCATTGACCTGATTGCCAACTCATTCTTTGAGCTCCCACAATTCCCAACCAGAGACATGTCCCCAAGTGGGACCATTCAGGATATAGGCACCTGACGTGAACACATCAAACCTTATATAATCCCCCCCGTGCCATGTTGTACGTTCTGGATTCAACACTGCCCACGCTTGCCACCAAACGGAATTAAGATCAGAGACATTGGCCTTGAGCCCACTACTGTTCGTAATAATCACCACACGATACCTATCAAGGCCAAATCGATTGGTTTTATAACGAATGTTGGTCACTACGGTTTCACGCTTGGCATTAGAATGGCTCAAAAGACGATGGTTCAGTGATCCTGACGCCACTTTTTCCCAAATCACGTCTTTAGGTGGCGGATTGTTTGGGCTGTAGACCCGCTTGCGATTATTGCCCGCCCCATCAAACACCTGTTGTCCCCAAAGCCCGTGACCACCCATGGCCGCTTTCGGGGTACCGTTTTCACACCACACCGCCTGATGGCCTCCCGCCATAGTGCCGCCTGTGCCATTGTTGGTGTGCTTATAAGCAAGGCCATGTAAGTTGCCAAAGTTGGCCCCATGGTCATGAATTTTATACGCTTCGCCCATCGACCAAATGTGGGCAATTTTGTGTGAGTTATACAGGCCATACATGCCCGCACTGCGCTTATTATCATTGGCAGGTTTAATTTTTCCCGAGGTGTCGTGAGTTAAATAATATCCGGCCATTTGGCCATGTTTGATTTTCGAAAACCCATCACTCGGGCGGTAAGACATGCCACTGCCTGAGCTTGTGGTGTAGAGCATATTGACACTGTTCCACACAATGGGGTGAAAGTTGGTGGTCGAAGAAGGATATATTTTTATTTTATCGGAGATCGTCGCGCTGCTGGCCTTGGCGGTTTTGCCTAAGTACCTGGCATCACCTTGCGCTTGCGTCAGGGCACCGATATCACCCGCAGTTGGCTTTTGCCTGGTATTAAAATCCCGTCGCCATGAAGGATGATAACCGGGCCCGTGGTTGGTATAGGTAAACACCGCATTGGTGGTGCCCCCTCCTGATGAGGTGGTTGGGGTCGTCACTCGAATGGTGTAGGCACTTTCACGCCCCATCACTTCAATCACGCAACCTGCGAGATGAATTTTGCCGCAACCCGTATCGCTAATCAGTCGATTGCCCGCGTAATCCCAAGAGGCTTTCATCATCCAATACGGCTGGTTAAAACAGCCTTTGCTTTTCAGCCAGCTGACCAACTGCGCAGTGCTCCAGTTTCCGCCCCCTGTGCCATGACTGGAAGAGTACGCCCGAGCAAAGCCGCTTGAGTCTACGCCATCGAGTTTATCAGCATCCGCGGCTTTGCCTGTTTTGCCAAGATACTTATTACTGAGTGCGGTACCCCCTTCAAAAATGGTGTTGGCCACCCGAAAGCCATCGCTTTTTAAGCTGGCGCGCTCGATGCCATCAATGGTCCATTTAAAGAACTCGTTGCCATTATCCAGCGTGCCGAACTCCAAAAACGAATCGGTGTCTTGATCGCTGTCGTTCTTAAATTTAATGAACGCACCATCGCTATTGCGCTCCCAAACGATGCCTTGATGATTATCAATAAAGCGGATATTTCCGGTCATGGTCCCGCCCGCTTTAGGCAGTTTGGTTTCGGTCTGCTCTATGGCTTCTTGGACTTTTTCAGCGACGTCTTTCACCGCTTTGGCTGAGGCCACTTTTTCGCTGGATGCGTCGCTGGTGCTGTCCGTGATGGCCGCTTTATCGATTTTCTTATCGAGCAATCGGTCGACGTGTTTCTGCCGATAATATTGCGCAAAGCCTTCAAGAAAGCGCAGGTCGGTGACTTCACCCTGTGCATTAATCTCGGCGATCGGCGCAACAAAATGCGCGTAACCGTCCTCATCGTGAAAATCAGTTAACGTTTCTGCCACTCTAATGACGTACTCACAGTGCCATTGGCTGGTTGGCTGGCCTTTCCAAGTGGCGTCAAGATAGAGCTTACACGGCAGCGTCAGCGCGGGCAGTGTATGAGGTTCATCTAAATAACACCGTAGCCCACCCACATAGCCGCACCCTGCAAGGGCCTGAAAGCCTTGCTCCGTCGGGACCACTTTAAACCCCTCATCCAAAAAGGCAGCAGGGCCCAGCACATCCAAATTAGCCAAACGGTCCATTTCATCAAGACCAAACAAGCGAGCGGTGAAATCGATTTGCCATGTGGACGCGTCGACCGTTATGCCTGTGATGCGCTGCGCGCCCTCATAACTCATTAAGATTGAGCGCGTGATGGCGTTGCCGTTTTGCATCCCAGCAATGGATTGGTACTTGGTCAGCTCGGGCAGATGAAGAATAGCCCCAAGCAGGCCCGTTTTTTTGTTGCGCAGCCCCACCCAGTTAAACTGAAAATCCCCCACTCTGGTGTCCATGATGAGCGAATACACCACCGCGTTGGGGTTAACGTAGCCAGATTGAGTGACGTCAGCCACATACACAATGTGCTCCTGCTCTGGCAGGGTTTCATCTCGGTCAATCGGCTCATCAGGGTCGAGCCCTGGCACCTTCGCCAAAACGAATTCATCTAAAATGACAGGCTGCTCAAGCGCGTCTTGCTGGGCTTTGTAGGCTTCAAATTCACGAGTAATGATGCTCTGGGCCATGTTTATTCCTTTAGCGTTGCCACTGTGCATTGGTGATCCCAATCCAGCGGTGAGACGGTGAGGCACATTGGGGTTGTGTCGATCACCTGGTATTCATAACGTCGGCACGTTCGGCCGTATTGCTGCAGTAAGGTGGCTAATAAATCATGATTATTGGCCAGTTGTTTGTCGCTGAGACGGATGGTGATGATGTCCCAATCCCGCCCTGGGGTGCGCTCATCAATCTCTACCACGCCCACACCAAGCCGTTTGAATATCTCAATGAATCCGTGCATTTCCCCTGCATCGCGGGCATTCACGAACGCGTATTTCACCCGCTTGCGAAACAGGGTCGTCGGCTCTTGGTAAAAACGGGTAATGTCTCGGTCCCACGCCAGCACCGAAAGCAATCGCTCGCTGCAGGTCATCGGATCTAACTGCGCCAGTGGGTAGAGCATCACGCGGCGCAGTTTGCCCCAAAATTGTTGTAAGCCGGCCGCAAGAAAGTGCGGCTCTTTGAGGCTTTTCGCTAACGTCTGCCCGTCCATCCACCATGGTATTTGCCGACTGGGCAGCGTGGGCGCTTGCTTATCATGCTCCTCCATCAATCACCTCAACGCTGGCCAAACGCGGAATGCTCAAGGCACTCACAATGTCGCTGCAGTTAAAATTCAGGCTGAGCAAATCCGCATTGAGCTCAGTGTGAATTTCTTCGGTCAATTTACTGAATGAAAAGGTGCTTTTGGGATAAGTGCGCGTCACTTGGCGATAGGAATCGCTTTCACGAAACGCCGCACGGACCATATTTTCTACCTCTCGATGCAACTTATGTTGACGTGCTAACGAGGTATTGGGTTTGGCCGTCACGGTCACTTCGATATCATGCTCGGTTTCTGGTAATGCCAGGCAAAGCAAATCATCGCCATGGCCGTGGTGGCCTTCGCCCATCACATAATGATTGAGTTGCCTTAACAGTTGGCTTGGTGTGCGGCCTACATCCATCAATAAATAGGCATTCGCGCTGCCTGGTCCTCTCGGTGCGTCATGAAGAAAGTACACTTGATCGCTGCGCACCCCTGCCACTGAGGCCAGCATTGAGCGGTATATCGCATCGATGTGATAACGCCCCACCACACTGAATTGATTACGAATTCTCAGAGAAAGGGCTTCATCGCTTTCCAAATCCGAACCCAGCGCGGTGATCCAATCGGCTTCATTGACCGCATGCGTAATACCCGATACGCCTTTGGGCATGATGGCAAAATACCCCGCTGGCAGATTAAACCCGCTGCCTGCCTCTTGCGCTTCACACAAGACCAAGCCGTGCGCTTGACCTGCAGGGATAAGCGCATCTTCAACCACCATTAGGCGATACACCTTTTGCTCTATCTGCTCGGTTTCAATCACCGTTCCTTTGGGCACAACCAGCGGGTTATCTGGCGTTGATTTGTAAAAGGTGATGGCGCCGCGGGTTTTGGTGGCGGCTTTTCGCACCAAATCCACATCCCAAGCTTTTAAGTCGAGATAACGCCCTTTCCCCGTTGCCGCAAAAGTATTAGGCAGCACATGCCCCGCGAGCAAGGTATCGATCAGCCAAAGCGCAGGCGCAATCACCACCGCTTTGATTAAACGCCAAAAAGGCGACATTCGACTGTCATTGGACACCTGACTGCCTGCGGCCACCACATGCTTTTGAAGTTCAATGGCCATGGCCTCTTCCGTGGTGGGCACGCCTTCTTGTGCCAGTAACTGGCGAAAGTTCACACTGGGTCTGACACTCATAACGTTACTCCATATTGCATCGTCCCATACGCCTCGGTTTCGGCAAAGATCCAAATCTTCTCGCTGGTTTGTTCGGTCACTTCGGCACTGCCTGGCACAATGCGTTTATCTTGTTCAACCAGCATTTCAATGCGCGTCAACACGTCGGCTCGTAGGGCTCGGTTTCTCTCGGCTTGCATTTCACGCAACAAACCACTTTCAATGATCGCGTGCTTGATGTCTTGAGCGATGCTGTTGCGGTCACTGGTGTAAATCGGTTGCTGACCTGCATCAAAATCAATCCCGCCATCATTGACTAATAAATCGATGTATTGAGGGCTCATGGGGTCGCCATCTCCTGCCATTCGGCTAACTGATCAGGGGTAAAAGGTTGCTCTTGCTTGATCACGATATCTCCGGTGTGCATGGTTTGACTGTTATCGGTGTACCCTGTGCCACTGGCTTGCTTGATGTAAGTGGCGACCGATTGTCGCAGGCCTCCTTGGCCTTGCAGATACTCCGAGATCGGCTGAGTCACGGACGGGCGCGCAGGATTCATTAGAGGATGCACAGCAGGCGCGGCTCGCTGCACTTTTAATTCATCGACCGTCTCTGACGACCAATCTAAACCTGGAATGAGGCTGAATTTATCGATAAGCCAATCAATCCCATCACTTATCATCGAAAAATGTTGGCCCATGACGTCCATCACCGAGGAAGCAAATTGCGTTACGCCATCAAAGCCTATCCCCAATCCCGAGCTAATGCTCTGGCCAATGTTGATAAAGTGCTGAGGAATGGTACCGAGCACTTCCATCGCCGCGCTTGGGCCGTCTTTGAGTAAGCTGAAAAAGCTTTTGGCCAAGGTCCAAGCCACGGTGAAAGGCGACATAAAAAAGCTGACCGCGCCCCCGAGCACTTGCCACGCCCCTTGCCCTACAAGTGCGATGCCTTCAAACACTCCGGTGGCTTTCTCAAAGAGCAATTGAAAATGGGTGGTCAGGTAATTGAAAAATGGCACACTGCGCAGCGTGGTGATGAGGTTGGTCCAAACCGCCATGGCTGCATGGCCAAAGAGCTCAAATTGATCACCAACCCACGACACCAACTGGCCCAGTTTTTGGAAGATGTACCATTGGCCCAAGGTGTTCACGATGTCCTCCCAATGGGAAATCAACATATACGCCGCCGTACCCACCGCCATAATCGCGGCAGGGATCCAAAATAACGGGTTGGCCATCATCATTGCGGCACTTTTCAGCGATGCGACGCCAAAGGCTTTGATGCCACCGGAGGCGACCATTAAGGCCTTATCGACTAAGAAGGTCGACGCCGCATAGGCTTTTGAAGCCAGAGAGGCGCGATGACTGTACACGCCTTGCTTTAACATGGCGTAGTTCCACGCCCACAAGGACCACTTGGCTTTGGTGTAGGCGCCGCTCAGGGTTAGCACCCCCATTCGGCTCATCAGTAACGGCGCTTGCAGTGCATTCATGGCTAAGCGTCCTGCTCCTAATGTCAGATGATACGCGCCCATCACGCCCGCGCCGCCTGCCACGGCCAGAGCAAAATACCCCACTCCTTTAGTGAGTTCGGGGTATTCTTGGGTGTAACGCTGCAAGGTGGTTAACCCATCGGCCATCGCCCCCGCAATGCCATTAATGGTGGGTAGGATCAGCCCAAACGCACTGGCGCGAACCGAAAACCAACTGGCTTCGAGCCGTTCCCATTGGTCGGTCATCGCCCCCGCCATTGTGCTGGCCACTTCTAAACGCCCGGATTTATCTAAATCCATGACATTGCGCTTCAGTGCGTCCGTTTTGCCGATCAAATCCGTCACCACCATAATGGCTTCATCGGAGCCAAAAGCGGTTTTTAACCTATCCACCTCGGTGGAATCCAAGTCACCAAACTGGGCTTTGATTTTCTCTAAAATGTCATACATGGGCAGCAACTTACCGTTGCTATCGGTGAAGCTAAGCCCCAATTTATCTTGCGCTTTGACCGCCCCCGCCAAAAAGGCTTTGTAACGGGTACCCGCCTCAGAGCCCGACATCGAGCCCTGCAGCATGCCCAAAATGGCCATTTGGTTTTGAATTTCAATGCCATGGGTTTTCGCCAGTGCGCCCACACCTTTAAACGCATCCGCCATGCCTTGACCCGTGGTTTTAAATTTCTCCACCGATTTGGCCGTCATTCCGGCAATGCGCTCCGCCCAGTTCCCTTTGCCAAGCCGCTCGGCATCTTGCTCAAAAATAGAATAAAGCGTGCCCATGTAACTGGTTATCACAGCGGTATCGGCTTTGGTGGCCGCCGCTAAGATGGCCGAGCTTTCGGTCACCCCTGCCAGCTCTTGGCCCGACAACTCACCCATTGCGGATTTAATGTCGTACGCCGCGCCGACGACTTCCGTGGCCGATTTGCCATAGGCAGACGAAAAGCCGAGCGCGGTTTGCTCGAGTATTTTTAAATCCTGATCCATCACGCCAAGGGATTTGACTTCACCCAATACCCTATCCATTTCAATCGCAGGCATCAGGGCTTGTTGAACGGCCAAGCCCGAACCGACCAAGGTCGCGGCGCCTCCTGCGACTTTTTCCCAAGATTGTCGACTCACGTCTGCCGTTTGGGTGACCGTTTTCTGGATCCCTTTGAGCGGCTGGGTAGCGTAGTCTTGTAACCCAATTTGCATCATCAATTTATCCACGGCATTCATAGTGGTCAGTCTCCTGGTGCAAACGCCTCTCGTATGCCATTAGCAACAACTTGGGCATGGTATTTAGACAGCCATAACGCTCTGGCATAGCTCTCGGTGGTATCGGGGGCATGGGGCAAGTAATGTGCTTTTAAGGCAAACACTTGCTCCAATTCGTTGTCTTCAATCGCCTTGGCGTGACGGATCAGTTTTTTACTTCAATGTCCAAATCGCCTTGGTATTCGCTGTTCACCAGAGAGGCGATCGTCATAACGGCACCAGGTAGCTTCAAGGCTTCATCCAACGCGGCTTTATCGTCTTTCACCACAATGCGGCGCAGATAATTGGTGGTTGGCGCGACTTTATCGAACGGCAAGGTTTCATTCGTGAGTTTGTTAAACGCTTCTAAAGAAGGCTCGAAACGAATGGCGGTTTTATTGACGTTGATGGTGATCACTGGTTTTGTCATGCGATGTTCCTTTGATTGAGAATGTCGTAAATCCGGTTAAAGTGCGTTTCTAGGCGGTTATCAATTTTTTCACCCAGTTTCTCTACTTCGTCTTTGGTTGCGTGATACGTCGCCACGTACAACTTAAATTCGGCAAGCTCTTTGGCGAGTCGGAATAAGTAGCCAATTAAAATGCTGCTTACGAGTACTAAGAAGCTGGCAACCGCCACAAGGGCATGGATCCAATTTGCATCAAAAGCCATGGCTATTCCTTTTTTACTGAGCCCGTTCTAAGCGGCAACGCTTTAAGGCGCTTACCTTGCAAAGCCAGCAAAATGTCTTCGACCGTATCTTGCAATACATCATTGGTGCTCAGCTTTTTTAAGGTCTCCAGCCCCCACACCACTAAGCGGGTGGCAAAACGCTCCAGCACCACTTCCCAAGTGATTTTGGCCACCAAACTCATCAGCAGCTCCCAAACCCCTTTTAATACAATCCCTTTAAACAATGTCATTGTTTCTGCTCCATGATGCGTTGATACGCGGTGAGATAGTCGTTTTCCGTTGCTTTGCCGGCGGAGGTGTTCCAATACTTTTTGGCGTATGCAGCCAGAGCAGGCAAATCCTCTGCATCCGGTAAGGCTTCAGGAAAACGCAGCAGGTTTAATCTGGCCATGCACACTGCATATTGAGGGTTAATGATCAACTGCTCGGCGCTTGGCTCATCGACAAAGCTGTGTGACACGGTTAAAAAGTGTGGGCGGTGTTTACCCAGCCATTTGACCAGCCATTGATAGGTTGCAGGCTCCATCTGAATAAACCCAAGCGCAGGGCCGCGCACTTGGCGGGTGTACGTCAACTGCCCCGATTCGTGGGCCATAATCATCAAGATAAGATTGATGGCCGCCTGCGAGTTAATGTACCCCTGCGAGGCGCTTGCCGCCGCTAAGTGGTCTAAGGTGGGCTCAATCACGGCCCGTTTCAGTAAAGGTCCTAATTTCATCGGTTTCGTTTCTCCATTAAGGTTTGGCAAGTGGCGCAATATTGACAGCCGGGCATGGCCTGACGTCTTCCTTCTGGGATTGGCCTATCACATTCCAGACACATCGAGGCACTGACCTGCGGTGTCCCCTGTGCTTGTTTGGCGAAATGATTGGCCAGCGCCACTTCATTCTGTTGGGCTTCCAGCGCACTGGCACGGTCAAACACATCCATAGTCGCTCCTGTTAGCCAAGTAGATCGCGGGTATCTTCCTTACTCAAATAAGGCGTCCCATCGATGTGAATAAAGTCCGGACTGGTCACCACCCCTTTGACTTTGTGTTTGGTTTTATCTGACGAGCTGGGATCGATGTCGAGCAAGCTATCAATCATCAATTTCACCCCATGCACTTTGATTTCCAGCTCTTCCCCGCCTGTGTTGGCGTAAAAGAGGCAGTCATGAGGCTCAATCGAGCGAAAGCTGCCCGCGCTTTTGGCCGCAGCCAAGAGGTGTTTAAAGTTCTTAGTATCAAGCTCGTATTCGACATCAGCACTGACGGCGCCATCGGTATGGCCATCCGGCACACCTCGGGTTTTGGCGGCTTGGCTGTCATCGGTGATTGATACGGTGGCTTTCTCGACATGGACCAACACGTCATGAATGTCGACATCAAAACTTAATCCTGAAATTCGTTTGCTCATTTAGGCACTCTCCGGACCGCTCAGGTCCAACATTAATCCCGCTGAAATCGATTTAGGGCAATCGAGCGGGGTCGCCGTCATGTAGATTTCGACGGTGTTTTTGTTCTTCCAAGTGATGGCAATCGCCTCATCTTTGGGACTTTCAATTTCGCCAGGTATGACGGTTTGGCCAATGGTGGTGCTTTTGGCCATCTCTCGCATGGGCCGGGTGTAACGCAATTTGGCCCTGGCGGTGCTGCTTGGGGTGCTGTTAAATGAGCGGTCGCCAATATCAGCAATGGCAATCAACCGCACGCGACGGGCAATCTTGTCAATCACTCGGCGATTCTCAACCACTTGAAAATCCCCGCCTTCCACATCCAGCATTCGACCGTCGGCCCAATAAATGCCGTCGTAATCTGGGAACCAAGCACACACCGATAAGCGGTTGCGCTCAAGGGTTTGCAAGGTGGCGGTGGAAAGCGCCACACCGTCACTGTCAACGGGCAGAGTCACATCCCCAACGAGGGCCCCCGTTTTAACCCGCATGGGTGTATCGGCCACCGACACGGCGCGATTACATAGGCGCCCTGCCAGCTTGCCAATTGCCGTAGGTAACAAGTCAGGAATCAGCATCACTCCATCGGCGGCGATCGTGTCCTGGACAGCAACCATTTGCGCTTCGTAATCAGCCCAGGTTTGGCTTTGCACATCGATGCCAGGCAAGCTAAGCATGAAGAAAGTCCAGCGGCCATACTTGGCAATGAGCTCATGATAGAGAGATTGGGCCGCCGTGATGGCAGTTCGGTCGGTGGTTGGGACCGTATGCACCACGGCTTCAAAACTCTGAGTCTTCTGCGCTTCTTTGACCACCTGCGTCCAATCTTCTGGCGCGGTCAGCACATAAGCGGCAGCAGACCAGTTTTGCCCGGCGTTGACCATGGCGGCTTGCAAGGTATCGGTTAATACCCCTTCACCAAACAAGGCGTGAAAATCCGATTGTGTATTCACAGACACCAGTTTGCCCGCGTTCTTTGTGCCTAAACCAAGGAATAAGAAATGACGTTCGACTTCCGTCACGGGTCCTTGCATTTGGTTTAAGGCGTTTACATTGATGATTGGCCAAGCCATTGGTTATCTTCCCCTTGTTAACTCTTTTTTCAGTGCGGCCCGTGCTTGCTCTCGGTCCACCGTGACAAACGGCCGAGCAGGCAAGACGGTTTCCCATGATGATGTCGGTTTGCCGCGTAATTGGCGTAAAATCAGCCCTGCTTGTTCGTTACTAAGATGCTCACGTATCCACTTCAGCGTGGGCTTGCGCAGCTTTCCGGCGGGCGCATTCGGGTTGAGCCGTCGAGCGAACACCTTAAACCCCTCTGCTTTAAGCGCTTTGGCGAGCTTTTGCGTTGCCATTTCTTAACCTCTTTATTGCCGCCGCTCGGGTGTGCCTTTCTCGGTGGCCATAATGGTGCTTGGCTGCCACACGTGCGCTGCGTGATTTTCGCCAACTGAGGGTGGCGGTGCTGTCATCGCTTGCCGTGACCGTGAGAAACTTGGCCAAACGCACTTGCATCTTTTTTTTGCTCTTGTCGGCACGTGCTGGCCAACGTTTTCCAGACGGCGTTTTTTGTTGCCTTTGGTTCTGTCGGGACGTTTTGACCGAGGCTTTTGCCGCGGCCGTGAGCACGCGTTTGCGGCGGCTTTTACTCAGCGTCATCGCCTGAATAGCATCTATTACCGTGCGCTGAGAGTGGCTATCGACCTTAATCTTTATCATCTGCCGTCACCGAGCTGGGCGGGTTATGACCGCTTAACACATCAATGCGCTCTGCACACCAAATCTCATACGGGGCGTTTTTCCATCGCTTGCCGTCCCAAATAATTGGCCCTTGCTCGTCTTCAACCAGCATCAATGGCTCGGTCATTACCACCTCAATGGTCATGATCACCGTGTCGTCACTTTCAGGCTCAATTTCAAAGCTGGGATCACTCAAGTTGTGCTGCTCGCGAAACTCATCACAGTCACCCAGCCAAGCCAAGGTGTTGGCCATCAGAACGGATGGCTGACACTGCTTGAATGGGAAACGCTCAAAACTGAAGACCGCGGTATATTTAATCCAGCCAATGTCACGCCCGAGTCCTTGGTCTTTAGGAGCAAACTTGAGCTCAACGTCTTCCATCCAGCATTCACAATATTGGTGCAAACGTGGGTCTATCGTGCGGCTAAAGTGCTGGTTTAGCCCTTGTAGCAGGTACCCCGCTTGCTCTTGGATAAGGGGCTCGGTCATAACAAGGCCACCCCACATCGACGTTCCCCCACTAACGCTCGGATATGTTGCTGACTCTCGGCCAGTAAACGGTCGGTAATGTCACGCTCACTCTCGGCTAAGCGCTCCCGTGCATCCTTGGTGGTTAAGCTGGCAAACTCAGCCACCATGGCCGACTTGGCTCTGGCAAACACGGCTTTTTCATACAGCACTACCACGCTATTTTTACCCAGTACCATTGGCAGCCCTGCCAACAAGCTGGCCTGCTTAACCCCTTGCGCTTGGTAATGTGCTTTAACGGTGCTCAGTTCGATGTTGACTTGGCTCACCGCAGCCGCCAAGGCCATTGCCACCGCCTCACTGTCGAGCTGGGTGGGAATGCCGCGGCGCTTCTCAAAATCGCCCACATTCAAATCGGGCCAAAAGCCATCGTTGGTGATGTCGGTATCTTGATAAGCGGTGCTGGGTTTACCATCAAACATCGTACTTTCCTTAATAGGTGCGCCTCTGGCCACTGATTCGACGGAACAAACCGAATGGTACTCATTGGTTTTTCCTCGTCAGTCGAGGCGCGGTGGCGTAGGAGCTGGGTTACATCAAAGGTTGTCGCCATTTTCTAGGGCGCGGATACGCTGGTCGATATTATCGAGCATGGTCCCAACACCAATCGCGGCGTATTGCTCATGCGCTTCTTGAAGGAGTGCGCGAGACGTTTGTAATGTGTCGATATCGCCAATCGAAGCCGCGTGAGGTTTCCCTTTATCGTTGCGAAGTAAATGCAGACCCGCGAACTTGAGCCACTTGGCCGTTGGCTTTTCATTGATGGTCCAATCGTTGGTCACTTTCTCGAACACTTGTGAGAAATACGGCTCTATCGATTGGCCTTTCTCCGCCATGCGCTCTGACCAAGATAAAACCTCATCGGCGCAGAAGGTGGCAAAGTCACGTTTAAATCGCTCTGGCGTGTCTAAGCCACGGGCAATCGCGATATCACACCATTGGATGGCCGTGTCTAACTCTTCGATATCGAATAACCAAATGACCATCTGAGTAAATAAGGGGTTATCAAATTGCTCCTCCCCTTCTAAGTACTCTTCAACCGCTTGACGATATTTCGGTACCAACACATCACGTTTATGATTGATTTTTTCATCGGTTCGATTAAAACCACTGAGCACTTTGATATCGCTTTCAAGCTCTGCCAATAACAGGTGCAAACTGTTGGGATTCGCCACCTTGCCTTTTTCGGGTTTGGCTTGCTTGTGTTGTTTGGCTAAGGCTTGTTGTCGTAACTTGGCTAATGGACTGACCATGGACTTCCCCTAACCTTGTTCCGCTTCAACGACCGTGACTTTTTCAATCGCTGCGAACTTGTGGTAATTCCCGACCGCGTAACCTTCCATACGTAGATAAGAGGTTTCAAAGCGCTTGCGGTCTTCTTCATTGCGAGACTTGCGCCATTGGGTCCCTTTCTGAGTCAGGATTTGCAGGTTAGTTAAGTTCGTCACCCAGACCATATCCGGTGGGAAAAAAGGCGGCGTGTACACCGTTTTGCCTGCCACGGTCTTCGCTAAACTTTGCGCGGCTTTGTGTTCGGTCGGTACTTCCGCCGATTCCAGCAAACGATGCTGCTCTGCGGCCACCAAATTACGACCAAGCAGCACCACCAAATCTGGATCGCCTTGATGCACTTCATGGATAGTGGTGTTGATGAGATCATTGACCAAGGAATCGAGGTTGCGATAAGCGCCTTCCGTCTCGCCTTTTGAATCGAGTTTGGCCTCGGATAACACTTGGGCTGACGCTTTCTCTTTGGCCAGTTGCAGCCAACCTTTGTTGACGTCCTCACCCATTGGGTTCGCTTCTGGGTCCGTGTTTTCACCCGCAATCGACGTACCATGAAAACCAATGCGCAGTTTGTCTAAGGCAAAATTACGGGTAATGGCGTTGTTCATCAGCTTCATCCACTGACCTTTCCCGCCCGAATTTGCCCAAATGGTCATGGTGATCCAGTTAATATGGGCACCGGAATCCGTTTCAACTAACTCGTAGGTGTTACCGCTTTGATCGAGGGAGGCCATAAAGCGGCCATCTTTCACGCGGCCTGTCAGCAATCCGCCATCGCCTACATCAATCACTTGGCCTTTAATCTGGTCAACCAAAATATTCGAGATGCGGTTTAGAAACGCATCCGATTCAATAATGGCTTGGCGAAGCTTGGTTTCCATCACTGGGGTGATATTGAATTGTTTGGAGGCATCGGCCACCCCGCCCGCTTGGGCCACCGCTTGGCAATACTCTTCTAAATACTGAGTCGATATTGCATTAAGCATTTACACCACCTCCACGATTGATTCGCCGCCATTGCCTTCTTCACTTGGCTTTTGGTCGGGTTTTTCTTGCTTTAACTCAGCAAACTGGGTTTCAAGGTTTTTCACTTGCTCGGTCACAGGCGCCAGCTGCTTCTCCAATTCACTGGAAAACTGCTCTAAAGAGAGGGTTTGGTCATCATGTTCATTTTCTTCAGGTTGATTGGGGGCTTGCTGGTTGAACTCTTGTTTCAGCTCATCCTTTAGCTCACCTTTCATGATGCTAAACTGCTCTTGCAGTGCCGCTTTGAGTTGTTCTTCTGTCACTTCTTCTTCCTCTGGTTCAGGATCAGGTGCTCGCTCTGGTTGTTCATCACCAGAATTAAAAAAGGCATTACATAGGGCAAAAAAGCGCTCGGTTTTGGAATAACATTCATCCAGGTTAATGGCTTCCAGTTGGCTGCAACTGAGCTGTGTGGTGTGACCTTCTTGTCGTGAAAACTGAAGTAATGACACCCCAGAGGACGCCGGGGAATCGGTCACGGCTAGCCCCATTAGGTAGCACTTTCCTTGACCTTTATAATCTGGATTCGGCTCTATGGAGGTAAACAGCTTTTGCCCAAGCTTATTGGCTTCAAGTAAGTATTGGTTTGGTTCAAGCTTGGCAAACAAGCGCATTTTGCCGTCCACTTCTTCGGCTTTGACTTCCAGTACTTTGCCCCAGTTACTGCCGTAGCCGCCAAAGCGCCTATGCTCTGGCCAAATCAACGCGGTGAATTCACCCAGGGCGTAATTTTCTGCAATCTGCGTCAGCCATTCGCGGGTGATCTTGCGACCATCTACCGTCGGCCCTTCTGTTGCTACAATCTTCCAATCACTGATTTTTGCCATTTGAGTGTTTACCTAATTTTCATTGGTCAGTTTGTGTTTCTGGTGTTCACAATACGCCTTTGAATCACGCGTTTCAGCCACTTCAATTCCGAATAATTCGGATATGGCCGATATCCGAACCCATCCGAACTTTGCTATGCAATTTAGGGAGTTAACTGGGCTTATCATGGGCTCATGGCATATACTCCCGAAACACGACACGCGGCCCGAGCCCTTTATTTAAAGGCTTGGACCCCCAAAGAAATCGCTTCCGAATTAGGTTTGAACAGCACCCGAATTCTTTATCACTGGGCTGACAAATATGGATGGCGTGACATGCTGCGCGAGCAAACCATTGATGAGTCGATTGCGCGCAGAATTGAAACCTTACTCGAGTTGGAAAACCCGACAAAAAGCCAGCTCGATATGCTTGATAGGCTCATCAAGCACCATGTACAACTGAAAAAATTCAACGCTCAATCTCAACCTGTCAGCGAGAATGCGCCCTCCGCAGACAAAGAAACGGTGAAGCCACCGAAAAGCAAAAGCGCGCGTTCCCAGCCACCTCAAAAAAGCCAACCAAAGAAGAAAAGTAAGAAAAACAACATTGCTCACCTCTCCGAGGAGCATTTCACCATCTGGCATTCCTCGCTGTTTGAATACCAACACACGATGCGTAAGAACCTGCATCAACGGATCAGGAATATCCTCAAGTCTCGCCAGATTGGCGCGACCTATTATTTCAGTGGTGAAGCCTTAGAAAACGCGATCTTAACGGGCGACAACCAAATATTCTTATCGGCCTCCCGCGCACAGGCGGAGGTCTTTCGAAGTTACATCATCGCCATTGCTGAAGAATTTTTAGGCGTGGAGTTAACGGGTAACCCAATCATTTTATCCAACGGGGCCGAGCTTCGGTTTTTATCGACCAACTCAAAAACCGCGCAAAGTTACCATGGCCATGTGTACGTCGATGAGTATTTCTGGATACCGAAATTCGATGAGCTCAATAAACTGGCTTCCGCCATGGCGACCCATAAGAACTGGCGCAAAACGTATTTTTCGACCCCTTCAGCGAAAACGCATCAGGCGTATCCATTTTGGACAGGCGAGCAATGGCGTCGAGGCCGAGAAACCCGCGCCAATATTGAGTTTCCAACCTTTGATGACTATCGCGATGGCGGTCGCCTTTGTCCCGACAAACAATGGCGCTATGTGGTCACGATTGAGGATGCGGCCGCAGGAGGCTGTGAACTTTTTGATATTGATGAACTGCGCGACGAATACAGCAAGGATGATTTCGATAATCTGTTCATGTGCATCTTCGTTGATGGTGCCAGCTCAGTCTTTAAGTTTTCGGCGCTCGAAAAAGCCATGGTGGACATTAGCCGTTGGCAAGACTTCAAATCCAATGATGAATCCCCATTTGGCCGACGCGAAGTGTGGTTAGGTTACGACCCAAGCCGCACCCGAGATAACGCCTGTTTGGTGGTGATTGCCCCACCGATTGTCGCGATTGAAAAGTTCCGAGTTCTGGAAAAGCACTACTGGAAAGGCTTGAACTTTCAATACCAGGCCCAGCAAGTGTCCAAAGTGTTTGAGCGTTACAACGTCACCTACTTAGGAATCGACACCACAGGCATTGGCGCTGGCGTCTATGACTTAATCAGCAAAAAGCACCCCAGAGAAACCGTGGCCATTCAATACAGTAACGAAAGTAAAAACCGTTTGGTCATGAAAATGATTGATGTCGTTGAGGCCAATCGAATTCAATTCGATGCAGAGCATAAAGACATCGCGATGGCCTTCATGGCGATCAAACGGGCGCCCACCAACAGCGGCAACAACATGACGTTTAAAGCCGAGCGCAGCGAATTAACAGGCCATGCTGATGCCTTTTGGGCCATTTCACACGCCTGTATCAACGAGCCTCTCGATCACACTGAAAAACGTAAATCAACTTGGCAGATGTAAACCTATGACGCAAAAGACAACGGAAACCATCACTCAATCGGCCACCAAGGATGAAAGCTTAATCTTTAGCTTTGGTGAGCCCGAAATTATGAATCGTGATTTCACCAACTACGAATACAGCGAACTGTACTACAACGACGATGGGAATTATTGGGAGCCGCCACTCGATAGAGCCGGCCTAAATAAACTGACCAGAGCGAACGCCTATCATGGCTCGATTTTAATGGCACGTCGCAACATGATCGCAGGTCGTTACCTTCAAGGCGGCATGCAAAAGCAGCAGATGCAATCCGCCGTCCACGACTTTTTAGAGTTCGGTGATACCGCCATTTTAAAACTGCGCAATTACTTTGGCCAAGTTGTCGGCCTTTGGCCCATCCCTTCCATCTATTTACGCAAACGCAAGAATGGCGATTTTGCCTTTTTAGAACGCGACAACAAACAAAAGAGTTACAAGAAAGAAGACATAATTTTCATCAAACAATATGACCCTGTTCAGCAAGTCTATGGCGGGCCAGATTACCTTGGTTGTGTTCAGTCGGCCTTGTTGAGCCAGGACTCGACCACCTTTCGTCGCCGCTACTACAAGAACGGCTTGCACATGGGCTTTATCTTCTACGCCACCGACCCAAACCTAAGCAAAGAAGATGAAGAAGATCTCAAAGAAAAGATGGCCTCAAGCCGCGGCGTAGGCAACTTTCGTTCTATGTTCGTCAATATTCCTAACGGTAATGAAAAAGGGATCCAACTTATCCCCGTTGGTGACATTGCCACCAAGGATGAATACGAAAAGATTAAGAACGTAACCGCGCAAGAGGTGATCACAGGTCATCGCTTCCCCGTCGAACTGGCCGCCATCATTCCCAATGGCGGCACGCGAGGCGACCCAATCAAATTTGATTATGTCTACTGCAAAAATGAAGTTATCCCAGCGTGTGAGATGTTCATGGACGCCGTAAACAGCGACCCAGAAGTGCCTAAAAGTCTGCATTTGGTCTTTAATCTTGAGAACGCCACCAAGTAACTGCAGCGAAGTTTTTTGCAATTTTGTTTTACACTGTCTTATTGCCCTCAGCCCTTACAAACTAAGGGCTGACACCCCACCTAAGAGATCATCCCAAAAGCACAAATGATCATCAAAAAAGTGACCTAAAACACACAGCTCATTGAATTTCAATAACTTAGCCAAACCAATCAGATCAACCTTGATCGTTAAAATTTCAATTTCTTGCAATTTTTTGCACTCTTCGCAATTTTATCTCGCCCTCTGTA